GGGTGCTCCGGGGTGCATGCATGATGGCATACCCGGACGTGCCGCTCATCGAGGTTCGCCCCCAAGTCTGGCAGAACGCCATACGGAAGGAAGTAGGCTGGAAACCCCGGGAGTTTGATTCCCGCGCCATTGCCCTGCAGCAATTCCCCAAGCACGCCTCCCTGTTCAAGCGGGTTCTGGACCACAACACGGCGGACGCGGTCCTGCTGGGCATTTACGTGCTCATGAAGCTGGAGGGGGTCTCCTGAGCGCTGCTTCGACCTTGTAGGCGGTTTTACGCTCCCAGAGCATGTAGACCCCCAGGCCCCCTGCGGTGACCAGAATGACGATCAGGGCGTTGTCTACAATCGCCTTTGAAATAGCCGGTGCGATAAACAGGAACAACGCTGCGCCCACCAGCATCATCTTTCCTTCCTTGGAAAGCCCCATTGCCTTTCCGTAGGGGGTAAACGATGCCGCAACAAGCCCGAGGGGAATAAGCCCCAGAAGGGAAAGCCAGCGAACGGACTTCATAAACGCGGACACTTCGGCGGCGGCTGCCCTTCCCTTCGCCCATATCCCCCGGGTCCCCGTGTTGTCTTGGGCCTCGCCGACCTCAACAGTCACAACCGTTCTGACTCCGTTGGTATCGCTGAGCGTGATGGCTGCACGCGCCGGCGCTACGGGGTCCTCCGGCTGTTTAAGTGCAACCCTTGTCCCGGCGGCTTCCACCTCGGCAGATCCGGGCCTGAGGACGGGGCCGCGGCATCCAGCCAAGCACGCAAGGACAAGGGCCGTATATATGGCGGTTATTGTTTTTGCTTTGAGCATAGAAGGTATGTCCCTTCTGACTCATTTCGGAGGATCATGTCAATCCCCGGGAACCCCGGCTGGTCCGCCAGCTCGCGGAGCTGGTTCACCTGCTTCTCCGTCGTCGGGGGCGACTGCCGCCCGTTGATCTGGGTGACAACCACCGCCGGGATGATCTCCACGCCGGGGTAAGCTTGCCGGAGGACGGCGTCCGTGAATTCCAGCGACAACGCCGTTTGCCGTTCGCTGAAATCCTTCATTGCCGCAAGCGTCTCCTTGGCCGCCGCATAGTTGTCAGTTAGCTGCTGCTTTAGTTGGTCTGTTTTTGTCATAGAGCTTCAGGTTGAGTTTTTGTTTTCCGAATTTCAGGGCTTCGCGGTGATCCTCAAAATACACATCCCACCGGTCCGGATACTTCCGGCTCATCCTGTCGTGGACTGTCCTCCATCCGAGCCCGGACACATACACCCGGGAGCCAAAAGGCACCCACCGGGGTGCCGCGATTGATACACCCTGCTGCGCCTGCTTTCCGCTGGCGGTGATCCCGTAACCCGGGTCCCCGGGGGATTTGCCGCAGCAGGACACGCAGGCACAATACGCCGTGACGATTGCGATGAGGTTAGTCATGCGGATCCTCTACCCATTCTATGCACCGCAGATATCCGCACGCGTCGACTAAGTTGTCCCTCTTGGGCATGTTGCCGTCCCGCATCGTCTTTAGGAGGACCATAAGCCACCCGACGTCCCGCATGCTGATCTCCTTACCGGGTGCCAGCTTGCCCGCGGCTCGCAGGTAGGCGGTCATCCCCATGGCTGTATTGGCGAAATTGTCACGCGGGTGGCCGTAGTGTTTGTTCCGATCTTCCGACGTAATCCGGAGTGCTTCGTCCAGAATCGTCTCTTTTGGTGTTCCTTCAGTCATTCTTTACCTTTCCCTCCTCTCCGTCCATCGCCGGGCAATAGTGGGGGCCATGGCAGCAGTCACAGTCTGCGTAATGTCTGCCGCTGTCGTTGGCGCAGAGCGGCTCACCACACCACAGGCACTGATCACAGTCGTCCGGGTAGACAATCGGCTCCCCGCACGTTTCACATTTATCTGGGTCTTCCATATTTTATCCTTTCCTGAATTTACTCAGATCCACGGGATCCGGCTCCTTGACATACCGGTCGGCAAACCCGCCTTCCAGCGCCAGAGGGATTCCGTCCGCCCACTCCGGCGGCTTGGACAGCACCCGATACATTTCCTCCAATGCGGCGTCCCGGTCTTCCTGCCGGCACTCCACGATCACTTCGTCATGCGACGTGAACGCGACGTATAGACCGCTTTTCCACAACTCCACTGCCCGCCACGCGAGGATGTCCCGTGCAACACGCTGCACAACATTCTCACACAGGAACCCGCCCCATACGTTGGAACAGATCTGGTTGGCCCGGTGCTCGCCGCGAACCTTCATGGTCTGGACTCCGCGGTCCGCCGTGCGCCGCACACAGAAATGCTTCAGCGTCTCCCCCGATGGGAGTGGTATCTCCAGTGTGCGCGGGCCCCCGCCCATGCACGCCAACTTTAGCTTCCGGTCCAGCCCGGACCAGAATTCCACAATGCCGGGGTTGCTTTGCCGAAAGGAGTCGACGTCTGCGCGTGCCTCGGGCTCCGACAGGTTCTGCCCGCCGTAAACGGCATACTTGGACCACCCCATCCCGTAGCCCAGTCCCAGAACCTTGTTCTTGGTCCGGGTGTATAGGGCAAGGTCCCCTTTCTTGAGCGGCTTGTCGCCCGACCACTGCCCCCACTGGCGTGCGAAGGCTTCATACAGGGGATAGCCCTCGCGGAGCATGTCCAGCAGCGTATGGTTGCCTACCAGCCAGTTGAGGACACGCGGCTCGATCTGCGAGTAGTCCAGAATGACAAACACGTTCCCGGGGCGCGGGCGGAGCCAGTGTCGGGGTGTGATCTCCAGCTCGGCCTGCGGGGCTCCTTGGCTGTAGTTCACGCCCCAGACCAGCGGGTCCCGCGGGAGGTTCTGCACATTCACCCCCTGACTGCTCCATCGGCGCGTATGCGGCGCGCCGGCATACAGGAGGTCCAACGGGATGGACCCGTCCTCACGTGTCCGCATGATGACACTGCGGGCCTTTTCCATAAACGTGTTCATGGAGCGCACGTCTCGCATCGCCTGAATGACATACGCGAGATCCGGGTGTGCCGCGCATAGTGCGTCGCACTCTGCGTCCCCTTTGGCGACACTGTGCGGCGCCGGGATTCCGCGGTCGGCGCACCATGCTTGAAGGGCTTGGTGGGAGAGAACAGCGCGGTCCTCGCCCCATGGGACCCGCTTGGCCGCCTGTTCCTTGTAGTGTTCCAGCTCCGCCAGATCGGCTGCGACAAGCTCACTGTCAACGTGCAGCCCCCGGCGGTTCTGCATGCGCGTCATGCGCGCAATATCCCCCTCAGGGCCCATATAGTCGGGGAGCAGCTCCAGACATCTTCCCTCCTCCACCGCGTCGTTCAGACAGTATTCCAGAATGCTCTGCTGCCGGTCCTCGGGCAGGTCCTTGAAGTGCACACCGCTCATCTCGTCCCGCAGCGTCTTATCCACCGCCTTGCCCAGCAGGGCCTTGCTCAGACCGGCGACGTTACGCGGAAACTGCGATGCGGCTGCGCGGTCGAGGATGCATTCCCAGTCATTGTAGGAGGCAATTCCGAGGTGCTCCATCCATCCTTGGTCGAAGTTGCTGTTTGCAGCCCAGATCTGGGCGTTGGGGTCCCCGCACATCTGCTCCAGCTCCGGGGCAAGCTCTTCAAAGGTGCCGACAGCTGCGTCACCCGTCCCCATGTTGTAGTAGGAAACACAGTATGCATAGGAGTCCCGAAAGTAATTGTCATTCCCCAAGTGCGAGGCGCTGGGTCCCTGGGACTTGTGGTAGTAGCTCTCAAAATCGACGATGATGTTTTCCATAAAGGTCCTTAGAAACGGAAAAGCCGCCCCCGGGAACATGAGCAGTCCCGGAAGCGGCTTTTTATACAGCCCCTAAAAGGGCTATTCCGCGTCCGACACCTCCATGCCGGACAACGATTCGGCGCACCATGCGTGCAACTGCTCGCCCGTTTCCTCCGGTAGGCGGACAGAGTCGGTGCGCCAAACCCAGAAGTCACCCGCCTGCTTGCGGACCAGACGCCACTCCCACACAAACTTGTGCAGGCAGATGGAGTGCACGGGGAACCCGTTGTCCCCGATGACGGGCTTGCCGCTCTTGTCGAGCAGCGGGTTGCGAAGAACACCACTGCACGCATTAAAGATCGGCTGGGTGAAGTCACGGTAGTTTCCGCTGTTGGCCCAGAACACCGCAGGGCAATACCTTTTGCCGTCCAGCTCAAGGTTGAACATCCCATTGTCAGCCCCTTCGGGTTGCTCGATCAGGATGTGGTGCTCACCCGCCGGGCGCCAGCCTCCGTAGCCCACCGTCCCGCCGGCGCGAATAACCGCCTGCACCGAATCCACGCTGCGCGGAAGCATGCCCGTCTCCTGCTCCTCGGCGGTCAGCGTCTCGCGGAACCACTTCTTCATGGTGAACGGCACAAACCGCAGTGAAAGGAACTGGCTGCGGTCCTTGAGGTCGCGGGGCGGATACGCCAGCACCTCATCACCCAGCAGCACGGTCCCCTGCCCGTATGTCCCGCTCATCTGGCCGGACCCCTGCACCACCTTCAGCTGCGGGAACTTGACGTCGGTGTAGTCGAAGTCACCTTGAATCGCCCCGCTGCTCGATGCAGCCAGCGCCCTGCCCATGGGCGTAAGGTCCCCGCCAGTGGTCGCAGGGACGTTCTCTTCGCGCTTCTGGGTGGTGACCATTGCCCCGGCAGCGGGCGCCTGCTGCGGAGCCGGCTCGGGGGCTTCCTGAGCCTGCTTCACGGCCTTCTGTATGGGTGCGCGCAGCGCTTGGGACGGCTGGTTGTTGCCGTCGAACATCTCTGCCTGCTGCGCCATTT